TACCCCTCTTTTCTCAAATGTTAAAAGAAGGACAAGATGGAGTCGGTTGTGCCGCAAACGACCACAGGATGATGTACTTGGTGGATGCGGCTTCACTATGGTTGCACAGGACTGAAGAACCCATGCTGGAGATGAGGCTGAAGGTTTGGAACATGTACAGCTACAATGATGGGCACAGTACGAGCGGTACACACTTTGGTGATCACTTTGGCTTTGTTAGGGGACGTTACTTACGTCATGACAAGTTCAACTGGGCTATTCACAATTCTATGTACATCAAAGCAGAGAAGCCGGGCCTACAAGACACTGACGCATTGATAGAATCGCTATCAGCATGGAAGGGCCATTTAAATATGACTAACCTGACTGAAGAAGAGTCAGCTTTGCTAGACTGGTGTCTGCATGGTAACCTTAGATGTTCGCCGTTCTTGATTGATCAGGACCTACAGTTTGGACTAGAGCATGATAGTATTCGTGGCGTGTATCTTGGACGCATCGGTAGTATAAACAAGGCTGTAACGCCAACACAAATACTATCCCTATATAATAAACTTGTAAAGAGCCACCGTTGGTACGAAGAATCACTGGCGGCCAAAAACTTGTTGAAATACTGGGTGTGCCAACCATCAACAGAGACAGTAGAGTCTCATTGGTGGACCTACGTACCCCGGAGACTTGTACTGCCTGCACTGGGTCTGAAGAGGGCGGTCTTTCAATGCTTTTTAGATGGTGAGGCTGTTAGTCTGACTGCTACAGCACTGGAGGACTACAAAGATTCTACCAATTCTATCCAGTCGGATTTGATAGCGCCCAGCATGTTGTGCAACACGGCGTGGTACTGGGGTGAATTTATGTCTAGGAACAATGCGCTTGATGTGTATGACCTACACCGCAAGCTCATGCAACCAGATGATGCTGAAATCCGCGCGGATTTGCGGTCCGATGCTATCGTAAGCGCCATACTGGGTACGGGTATACGAAAGTCTCTGTTCCCTGGCACAGCAACTTATATCCCTGGTGGGTTATCAGACCACTACGGAATAAGGGTTAAGTTCGGTAATGTGAACATAGTCGAAGCGCGTGAGCACGGGTATGACGTTGACCCTAATTATGTGGTGATGAATAAGCTGGTAGCCCCCAGCGGCGTTGCTATGATCACAGGACTACCGGGTACATTGCAAAATTCAACACCCTACGGGACGATATTTTCCACTAACCCAATGGTCAAGAAATATGATTGCGGAAATTGGCGTGATGCCATGAATTACAACGATATTTGGGCGCATGGGGTCGTGGCTAGGTGGAATGGGCATGATTTAGATTACGCCCACCCTAAACATGATGGGAGACACACAGTTTACGCGGCTAATGACGTGTCAGTGGCAATGCCACCTGTACCGCCCACAGCTGACACGAACCCAACTTCTTACATGTTTAGAGGAATGCACCCGAGGAAGTATGGTTTCGGCACATCTTTCCAGTGGGTTACCGATCGTAAGCTGACATTCAGATGGGCTAGGACTCAGAGCTACATGCTTGATGAACCCAAATGGCGTTCACCTCCGGCATATGTGCACGAGGCACCTGCTATGAATGGTTTGACTATGACGGCAACCCCCTTGTCGGCTTCTGAGTACGTAACGACCCTCGTATGTAAATACGACATCCGCACTTCGGGTTTTCATCTGAGCTGGTCGAACGCGGGAGTAGTACTACCGCAGCGACAAGGGCC